GCAAAAGCACTTTTAATTAATAGTTTGTAAGTCTTTTTTGCATCTTCTCCTGTTACACCAGCTTTATATATATCCTCCACAAATTCAGCTAAAACAATAGCTCCTTGTTCGTTATCACCTTTAACATATAATTGTGCTGCTGCTGTTACAGCATCTGGAATTTGGCTTTGAAGTAAATTAAATTTATGTTTTTTATTTTCTTGAATATGATGATTCGTAATCTCAAAAATCTGAGATTGCATTGTTGGCATGAAATGCTCGTTAACCACATCAGGATCAAGATCACCTAATCCTGCTAATGCTTCATTTATTTTTGACTGTCTCCAGTCTGTAAACTCAGGAGAATCTATACTATATTCATTTAAGTTTTTATAGATAGGTTGATTATTTTCATCTATTGTTTCTGTGTCAATTATTGCAGTACTGTATTCTGACTCTAAAAGATTCTTTAATTTTAAACCTGCTAGTTTAGCTCTTGTTCTTTGATATGCTTTATCAGCAAAAATACTTCCACCTATTAATTGTCTAGCAGTATCATCGCCATCTTTCTTCCTGATTTTATTAGATAATTTAGCAACATCTCCTTCATTCAGTATTTCATTGACTGCTATATTTGTTCCTTTAGCTTGATCCTGTTTTATCTCATCTTTAATCCTTGAGTCAAAGTATTGATTAATAGCAGGGTTAACAGTTTTAAGAGCGTTAACTAATTGATCAAACCCAGTAGTAGGAGCTACGGTACTAGGACGTACAAAGGTATCTACTGGAGATGCTTGTGGTCTGAAACTGTTAGTCATTAGTCAGCTAAGGCTTGATAGTTCATGTAATTAGTAAGGCCAGTATTAGCAACGTTAGCGATAGTTCCTAATAATGAAGGAGCATTAGCAGAAGCAGTGTTATACATATCAA